CGACCCAGAAGGAAGGGCAATAGCAGAGGGGACATTAAGAGATAAGCCATTTAGAGAGGCGTTAAAGTATAACCCTGATTGGATTTATTACTTTGACGCAGACGAGTTTGCTGATTTTGAAGGAATAGATTTTAAAGCAGACGCATATAGGATGAAATTATTTGACTTTTACATAACAGAAGAAGATAAAGACAAACACTTTTTAGAAAGACAATGGATGGGAATAGAGTGTAGGAGGGTATTAAGATTATTTAGAGCCGATAAAAGAGTTAAGTTTATCCCGGGAATAGGAGAGCCGATACTTCCAAAAGATTTTAAAGTTGAAGTAGCTGGTTGGGTAAAACATTATGGCAAAGCAATCTCAATAGAAGAGTGGGAAAAAACCTGCGATTATTATATAAATCATAGAGGAGGAAATTATTTACCAGAGTTCACAGAAAAATGGAAAGCAAGAAAAGGAAAAGCAATACATACTAAATCAGATTTAGGTAGTCCTTTAATAAAATGGAAAGATAGATATAAAAGAATAAAGCAAATAAATAAGAAGATTTTTATAACTGGATGTGCTAAAACTGGAACAACCCTTGTCAGAAGATTATTTAATGCCTTTGATTTAAAAGTTTATAACTACAACGAAATAAAGTTTGAAGATTTTGTCGAAAGCGAATACGAAGTTGGAAAAAGATATTGGAACGATTTTCTTGCTGGACATATGACAAAGCAAGAAGATATTGACGAAGCGATTAAAACAATCAAAGAGAATAATATAAAAATAGTTTATGTTATTAGAGATAAAAAAGGAGTATTAAGAAATGGAAGAGAACATTTAGATAAAAGATATGACCGAACAATAAAGCAAGCAGAAAAATATAAAGATTTAATTGATTGTAAAATAAAGTATGAAGAACTAATTGATAACCCAGATAAAGTTCAACAAAGGGTTTCCAAAGAATTAGGATTAAAAATTATACATAAATGGAGTGATTATCCAAATTGGTATAAAGGAAAAGAAAAACCAAATCTTCCAAAGAATTATTCATTAAGAAAAATTGGATTAAATCTTATAGAATTTAATGATTGAATTTACACCACAACAATTAGAATTTATTAAAGGATATTTTGACAAGAATAGCCCTACTTTTGGTAATGCTTATAGGTCTGCTAAGAATGCTGGTTTTGCCGAAGAATATGCTAAGGTAATAACAGCAATAATGCCTAATTGGTTAGCTAATATGGTAAAAAGTCCTGAAATGGTAGCTAAGGCAGAAAATAACTTAAATGACCTTTTAGATGATAAAGATAAACGAATTAAATTAGATGTAAGTAAGTTCGTTTTAACTCGTAAAGGTGGTTGGTCTGAAAGACAAGAATTAGACATAACTTCTGGTGGGCAAAGGATAACAGGTTTTAATTATATTAAACCAGATGAAACCCACGATAAGACCGACTAAAAAACAACACGAAGCCTGGACTAAACTTAAAGATGAAGTTACCAAGTATGTAGTGTTTGGTGGAGCAGCAGGTGGTGGTAAAACTCATTTAGGTTGTGAGTGGTTATTAACTAATTGTTATTTCTTTCCTGGTAGTAAATGGTTTATTGGCAGAAATGAATTAAAAAGGTTAATGGCTTCAACATATATTACTTGGGAAAAGGTATGTAGTTTACATAAGATACCTAAATCAGAGTGGGAGTTAAATGCTAAATGGAACTATATTGAGTTTAAAAATGGCAGTAGAATAGATTTATTAGATGTAAAATATCAACCAAGCGACCCAATGTATGAGAGATTTGGTTCAACAGAATATACAGGTGGTTGGTTAGAAGAAGCAGGAGAAATAAACTTTGGGGCATTTGATGTTCTTAAAAGTAGAATAGGAAGACAGAAGAATAAAGAATTCGGTTTAATTGGTAAAATACTAATAACTTGTAATCCTAAAAAGAATTGGCTTTATGTAGATATTTATAAGCCATTTAAACAAGGAGAGTTGCCAAAAGAGTATGCTTTCATTCAAAGTTTATACTATGACAACCCTTATACAGCAGAAGAGTATAAGAAAGAATTAGAACAGATTAGGGATAAAGCAAATAAACAAAGATTGATGTTTGGTAACTGGGAGTATGCTGATGAAGACCAGTGTTTAATGAGCTTTGACTCTATTACTGACCTATTTACCAATACAGTTGATAGTGGATTAAAGTTTATTACAGCAGATATAGCCAGATATGGTTCAGATAAGATTGTTATTATCCTTTGGAGTGGTTATCGAGCAGAGAAAATAATTACTTATGATAAGTTAGGAATTGATGAGATATCGCAGAAGATTAGAGATTTATCAGTTCAAGAGAAAGTTCCTTATAGCAGAATAATAGTTGATGAAGATGGAGTTGGTGGTGGAGTTAAAGATACATTAAGGGGAATAAAGGGCTTTGTAAATAATAGTAGTCCATTAGACAATCCCCTAACAGATGATAAGAACAATTATCGCAATTTAAAAACACAATGTTATTATGAGTTAGCCAGAAAGGTTAGTTTAAGAGAAATAAAGATTGAGTGTCAGGATACAAAGGTTAAAAATGACATTGTAGATGAATTAGAACAAGTTAAAAGAAAAGACCCGGATAAAGAGGGTAAATTAGAAATAGTGCCAAAAGAAGAGATTAAGCAGTTATTAGGTAGAAGTCCAGATTATGCTGATACTTTAATGATGAGAATGTGGTTTGATTTAACAGGCATAAGTCAGAAGCCACTTCGTTTAAATAAAAATAAACAGGGTTTTAAATAATTTATATGAAAAAATACATTTCAGAAATTGTTAAAGAAGTAATAGATAATTACAAAGATAAGCAGATTGAGATTGCTGATGGCTTAAAGTGGTCGCAGTTTCAAACTATTAAAAGAATTAACTATTACAAAAATAACAAGTATTTAGAAAGAAGTGATAATGCTATCTTTTGGAACTTGGTTTCTCCCAGAGTTCCCCATTTTGTTAAGAATATAGATTTAGATACAAAAGATTTATATCCTTATGGAGAAGGCAAAACAAACTTCTTTCAAACATTTATCTTAAAATTAAGATTAAAAAAGTGGTTTAGGGATAATAGATTTGCTATTGTCTTAAATGATTTAGCCGAAGATTTAGCAGATTATGGTTCAGCAGCTTGGAAAAAGGTTAAAAGTAAAGAAGATTTTAATATGGAAGCTGTTGACTTAACTAGGATATACTTTGACCCAACAGCAAATAGAATTAAAGATGCGAATATAGTTGAACTTCACAGCTTATCAGAAACAGAATTAAGAAAGCGTAAAGATGCTTGGGATAATGTAGAAGATGTTATTGATAAAATGGTTGAGAAAGGCAAGAATGAAAAAGAGTTTAATGAAGCAGAGATATGGGAATACTGGGGTGAATACGAAGATGACGATGGTGATGTTAAATATGGACATTATATTGGCTATGGTTGGGGACAAGATGAGATATTACTTTATGAAGAAGAAGATATAAATAGTAAGAAATGTCCTTACAGGGACTTCCATATTGGTAGATATAATGGTCGCTGGTTAAGAATTGGTTGTTATGAAAGATGTTTTGAAATACAAGAAAGAGCCAACAAGTTAGTTAATCAGAATGAAAAGACCCAAGATATTGCTTCCTTATTACTCTTAAAGAGTAAAGGGGCAGAAACTATTGGTAATGTTTTAACTGATTTAGAGAGTGGTGATATTATACCACAAGATTTAGAACAGATTGGTATTGATAATAGGGCTTTTGGAAACTTTGTTAATGAATTACAAATGATTGAAAATCAAGCAGATAAACTTTGTAATACTCCAGAAGTTATTACTGGTGAAGCAATGCCTTCAGGAACTACTTTCAGGGGACAAGCAACCAGTGTTAATGCCGCTAAATCAGCATTTAGACAGATTAAAGAAAGAGTAGGTGAAGAAGTTGGTTATATCTTAGTTAATGATGTTTTAAGTGGTATTGCTAAAAAATGGGAAGGAGAAGTGTTTGAGCTAACAGATGATATGGAAGATATAAAGCAATATGATGAAGCATTAACTACTAAAATGAGAGATGATATTATTAGTAAAGGAATGAAACTAACTCCTGCTAATTGGGAAAAGATACAAGAACAAATAATTAAAAAGATAGATAAGGTTGGTAGAAAGATAAAGATACCTAAAAACTTCTTTGACTTTGATTATGGTATTAGAATGAATGTTACTGGTGAATCAGAAAATAAACAACAGAAGAACGATGCTTACTTTAATGCTTTATCAATGGTTCAAGCAAACCCTGCTATTACAGATATTCCATTATTTAGGCAGTATTGTGAAGACAATTCTATTAAATGGTGGAAATTAACAGCAGAACAGAAAGAAGAAATGGTTCAGACAGCACAAGATATGGGTGGAAGACCAGGTGGACAACCAATGGGGGGTGGAAAAGGAGATAGGTTAATGGAACAAGTAGATACAGAATAGCCCATTAAACGCACATAAAGGGGTCTAATTAAAGAGTTTAACATAAATAGGTAATATGAGTCATAAAATTAAGGAAATCACAATATTCTCAGTTTTAGATAAAAATTATATAAGTGTGGGTTTAAGTGAAAAACACTTAAAAGAAGCAGGGGAAACTATTAGAGATAACTTTGTTTATGGCTTTAAGAATGGTAAAAGGAGTAAAGATTATATTAAAAAGAATGCCATTACCCATTGTGTTGTAGTTGAAAAGAATTATGAAACTCATATAATACCCATAGATATTGATGATATTGAGAAAAATTTATTAAAGTATATAGATAATTTATGGAAAAAGTAAATAGAAGAGCTTTAAAAAACATTATATCGCTTGATAGCTGGAAAGAAGCTAAAAAGATTTTTATTGACGAAGCAAATAATTTAACCAGTAATGATAATATCCCAAGTAGTTGGACAGATAAACAAATTGCTATTCAAGTAAAAGCAAATAAGAAAGCAAGAGAGATTTTATTAGGTGCTATTAGTAAAATAGAACAATTAGGAACTGATTTTAATAAAGAAAACGAAAGTTTTAAATAAAGGTCTGGCAATCGCCTTTAGGTTGTCATTTAATTTGTGTAACCATAAACACTTAATCTTATGGAAAAAGAAAAAGATGAGATGCTCGACTCTACAAACGAGACAGAAGAATCCTCTACTTCTGAAGAAGAAAAAGAGGAACAATCTACTGAAGAAGAATCTAAAGTAGAAAAATCTGACGATGATTCTAAAGATGACTCTGATGTAGATTCGCTTAAGGAAAAGAATAAACAACTTTTCCAAAGAGCTAAAAGGGCAGAGGAAAAGTTAAAGGAACTTAAAACTGCCAAAGATAAAGGTCAAGAAAAGACTGAAGGTAAGATTACTAACGAAGATGAGATTCTTGAAAAAGCTGTTCTTTTAAATAAAGGTTTTACCAAAGAAGACATTAAGCTTCTGGATAAAATCCGTAAAATGGAAGATAGTGAAGTATCTCTTTTAGACGCTTCCAATTCAGAATTGTTTTTAGCTCTTCAAGAGAAGAAGAAACGAGAACAGAAAGCCAAAGAGGCTGAACTCGGTGCTTCAAGAAAAGGCACAAGTGGTTCAACTCCAAAGAAACCACTTACGAGAGAAGACCATAAAAAACTTGATGAACAATGGAAGTGGGAGTAATTTGCCTTTAGTTTAAGAGGTAAATTATATGGCATTTCCAACCGATACTTTTACAGGTAAATCTGGTGATTTAGATTCTTTTATTCCTAACATATGGGGAAGTAGAATTAACGACTTCGCTAAAGAAGTTTTAAAGATTACTCCTCATACTACTGATAGAAGTGATGAACTCGCTGGTGGTGGTAATACTCTTTATACTCCAAATATGACTGAAATGTCTGCCAATCAAAAAGTTAACGCTTCAGCTGTGACCCTTAATTTTAGGGGCTTATTAGAAAAAACCTTATCTAATAAGAAAAGTGGGTCAATTGCTGGAAAGCTAACCCTTCAAACAGAAGGTATGCCAATCAGCAGCCAAGTTAGTAGCTAAATGCTATTAAAAGGTTCAACGACTAGGATTTGAAACTACAATTTGTAGAATATACTAATCCCACGAGCGCCCACCACTTTAATAAAGTGATGATATAGTCTGACCTCTATGGAAACATAGAGAAGTAAAAGATAAAGAACTTTTACGATAACAAAGTGTAATAGTCCTACTGAAGATAAAATTACTTTACAAGTTAACAATTGGTATGAGGTTTCTTTCGCTATTGAAGATGAAGAAGTTGCTACTTACAAAAAGAGTTATTATGTTAGAGAAAGATATGCGAAGAATGCTGGTCATACTGCTGGTAATTTGTTAGAAGACGCAATTATTGATTTATTCCCATCTTTTGATGATTCAGTTGGTAGTTCTACTACTAATGTTGCTGATAGTGATATCTTACAAGCTATCGGTATCGTTGAATCAAATACAAAAGAAGATGCGGATAATGGAAACTTTATTTTCGCTTTTGAGAAAAAAGTTTTCTGGAATCAAATTGCTTCTATTAATACTTATCAGTTAAATACCAATTCTCCGTCTAATGACCCAGTTGGACACAGACCATTACCTCGCTTATATGGTGTTCCAGTTGTTACTTCCTCAAGATTAGATTACATCTCAGGAAGTGATGGTAGATATAATGCATTGTTCCATAAGGACGCAATCCATTTTGCTACTGGTAGATTACCAAAACAAGGTTCAGGATTAGTTAGAGTTCAAACTAACTACATTCCTCAATACTTGAGTTGGTTAACTACAGCTGACATCTTATATGGTGTTGTAATGAATCGTTCTGATTTCGGTGTTCAAATCCTTTCACCTGCGTCATAAACAATTGACTGGTTGGGGGGTTAATTCCCCCCTCCCAGCAAACTAACTTTTAATTTTATGGGTGGTGTAATACAAAATATAACAAATCATAAAAAAATTTTTATTGATATGAATGGAAATCAGTATAATTCTATTCAGGACTTAAGAGCTGGTAAACCAAGTAAGCTAAATAAGGAAGAACAAGAAAATGAAAAATAAGAAGTTTGGCGACATTGAAATAACAAAGGAGTGGTTAGACGAACAAGCATATAAAAAGATTGAGAAAGAAAGGAAAGAGAAGATTAAAAGAAATAAAAGTTTTAAATAATATGAAAGTATATTATGTTTTAGGTTTATATGATGGTTGCTATTATGTTCGTTGTCTTTTACCTATGAGAAAAATAGGTTTCTCGGCAGACAAGGAAGGATTAGGGGTTAATAAGGTTGATAGAAAAACATCTGCTGTTAGAGCAATTCAATCAGACATAGTTGTCTTTCAAAGACCAGATGAAGAAAAGAAATATGAAGCTGCTTTAATGCTTAAAAAATTAGGTAAGAAAATAGTTTTTGAAAATGATGATACTTATAGGAGTTTAGATGATGAAATGAAATGGGGTAACTTATTATCCTATAAACAGAAATGGATAGAAAAGTTTTTAGAAATATCAGATTTAGTTATCACTACTACTCCCACTTTAAAAAAAGAATACGAAAAGTTTAGTGATAATGTAGTTATTTGTAAGAATTGTGTTGACCCATTTGACTGGGGAAAACCAGAACATTATCAAAACGAGAAGTTTAGAATAGGTTTAGTTGGCTCTGTTTTACTTAATAATGACTTTAACTCTATTAAAAAGGCATTAGCAAAGATTAGAGATGATAAAGAGATTGAAATAGTAGTATTTGGAATGCCTACAAAATCAGAAGCTACTAAATTAGCACAAAAGATTTATCAAACAGAACTTGATTTTTGGGGAAGTTTAGGGGTAGATTGGTTTCCATTTGTTCCTATGGATAAATACATAGAAACCTTAAAGGAAATGAAAGTAGATTTAATGTTAATTCCTCGTAGAGATAATTACTTTAATCGGTGTAAATCAAATTTAAAGTATTTAGAAGCAAGTATGTTAGAAGTTCCTGTTATCGCACAGGGATTTAAAGCTGGTGATAGTCCATATCAAAAAGATATTAAGAATTGGAGAAATGGAGTTATCTGTGTAGAAGATAATGAGTGGCTACCAGCAATTTACAAATTAAAAAACAATCCGTCTTTAAGACATAAACTTGGTAGTCGGGCAAGAAAATATGTTTTAAGACATTATGATATAAATAATAATTATAAATGTTGGTTAAAAGAATTTAAAAAATTATATGCGAAAAGTTAAAATTGAAGACAAAAACCTATTAAAATTATTAAAAGAAAAGAAAAAAGTTGTAGAAAAGGGTAGAAAATTATCAGGACAATTTGAACAATTAAGTAATCAGTTAAAACAATCAGAATTAAAGGTCAATCAGTTTAATGAAAAAATTAAACCAATGGTTGATAAACATAAAATTAAAACAGAAAAGTATGAGATATTAAACAGAATTGAAGTTGACAAAGGAAAGATAGTTATTACAGTATTAGACCAGATTGAAGAATACCAGAAAATGTTAGATGACAAGATTAAAAAGGAAAAGGAAGTTAAAGAACACTCTAATAAAAAAGAATTAAAAAAATAAAATGAAGTATTCCGATACCACAAATAAAAATGGTATAATTCAAAGGTGTGAAGATTATATTAACCAAGCAGATGCTTATATTTCAGGAGATACTACCAGATTAAAAAGATTTACTGCCTATGCTAATGAAGAATTAAGCAGAGTTTGGCATTTAATCTTTGAAAGTTCCGGTAATTGGAAGTTTGATGATAGCAATTATACAGATTTACCTTCTGCCGAAACTGATTTAGAAGATAGCACAGCAAAATATACTCTACCAACCGATGCCCTAACTATTCAAAGGATAGAGATATTAGATGAGAGTGATAATGAATTGATATTAACTCCATTAACAATGGACGATATTAAGGTTGCTATTAACGAATTTAAAGATGTAGATGCTATTCCTACTCATTATCGGTTGCTTGGTGATGTAATTGAATTATTTCCAGCCCCAAATTATGATAAAACAGATGGGTTGGTAGTTTATTTTGACAGAGCAATGGATAGTTTTTCTACCAGTGATACTACCCAACAACCAGGATTTGCTTCTGTTTATCACGAAATTATACCAATTGGTATGGCTCTTAAATGGTTAAAGATTAAAACACCAGAGAGCAATCAAATACCACAATTAGAAAAAGATTACCAGAGAATAAGTCAAGAGTTAATGAGCTTTTATTCTCGCAGGTTTAAATCTTATAGACAAAAGGTCTCTCGCAAAAGAGAAATTTATAAATAAATATAACTTTATGGAAAAACTTACAAAAGACCAAATTAAACTTAAAACAATTATTAACGAAAAGGTTTTTAGAGATGGCAAGTTAGTATTAGAGCAGGAGAGTAAAAACTTAACTCCTGATTCTGCTGTCGCTGCTTTTATCAAAAGAATGGGTGGAGATGGCTCTACTGACGAATTTACTTATTTAGCATTAGGAACTGGAACTACTGCTGCTGCTAACGATGATACAGCATTAGAATCAGAAATTGTTGATAGTGGATTAGAAAGAGCTTCTGCTACTGTTACTTATGAAACTGATAGTATTTCAGGTGATACATTACAACTCTTAAAATCTTGGACTGCTACTGGCTCAAAAAGTGTAACAGAAATTGGAGTATTTAATGATGCTTCAGCTGGAACTCTTGGTGGAAGAACAGTTAAAACTGCTGTTCCATTGGAATCAAACGATGTTTATCATATAACATACAAAATTATTTTAGCCAGAGCATAAAATGATTCAATATAATGATTCATCAACACAATACGACGCAAGTGATATTGCTTACGACGGATATAGGATAATGGCAGAAATAGTTTCTGATAGTATTGTTGTTGACGATTCATCTAAAAAATCTTTATCAAGGGTTTTATCAGATAGTTTAACAGCAGGAGATAGTGTAAAAAAATCTTTAAGCCGATTTATAACTGATACTCTAAATGTTTCTGAAAATGTTGTTAAGAGCTTACAAAGGTTAGTTTCAGATACTTTACAAGTTGCTGATAGTGTAAAGAAGTCATTAAGTAGAGTAGTTAGCGATTCTCTTACAATAGCAGATAGTTTAGTTAGAAGTATATCTCGTGTAGTTTCTGACTCTTTAAGTGTGGCAGATAGTGTTTTTAAAACAATATCTTATACAATAATTGATACTCTAAATGTTAGTGAAACCCTTAAAAGATGTAAGAATGGAATTGAATTGATATGGGAGAAAATTACTAAACCAAGTGCTTCTACTTGGACCAAAACAGATAAACCTGATACTACTTGGACTAATTATGATAAACCAGATAGCTCTGACTGGACTAACCCTGATAAACCTAATAGGTGTTAATATAAATATATGGCTATAAATTATCCTACAAGTCTTGACGAATTTATAAACCCTCAAGCAACAGACCCACAAGACAATCCCTCTCACTCAGGGCAACATTCTGATTTAAATGATGCTGTTGAAGCATTACAGGCAAAAGTTGGTATTGATAGCTCTGCTGTAGAGAGTTCTTTGGATTATATTGTGTCAAACAATTTATTAAAATTAGACCAAACCACAGCACAAACAATAACTGATGGACTTCCTTTATTAGAATCTACAAGAACAATAGACGAAATACACGAATTAGTTGATAAACTTT